GGTCATCAGACGTACTTTTGAAGAAGGCTCATGACCAAAAGTATGAAATTCCTGAAGATAGAATGTCAAGACCATGTGGAGGAGCTGGTGGTTTTGATGATTTTGTTGAGCGTTGGCATGAGTAGTATAAATATAGCAGAAAAATTGTATCGTTAGATGCCTGTCGTTCGCACGTCACGTCGATTTAAGGATATTTCGTTGTCTTTTAGAAGGCATCCTGTAACTAATGATGTAGTTGCGATCACAAATGAGGATGCAATTAAGAGATCTGTCCGAAATCTTGTCGAAACCATCAACAATGAGAGACCATTCAACTCTTTAGTTGGTTCTGAAGTTCGAAATAGTCTTTTTGAACCAGCCGATCGTGATGTTTTGACAAGATTAGAGGTTGAAATTGAGACTTCTATCAAAAACTTTGAACCAAGAGTGAACTTAAGGTCGGTTTTGGCAACAAATCCACCCGATACTAATGAAATTACGGTAGAAATCACCTACGATATTATCGGACTACCATTACCAACCCAGGAAGTCACATTCATTCTTCAACCAACTAGAGAATAATGGCGTTTACTCAATATACAAACTTAGACTTTGAACAAATCAAAGCTTCTTTGCGTGAATATTTGAGGTCAAACTCAAATTTTACGGATTTTGACTTTGAAGGATCTAACCTGTCTATCCTCATCGACACTTTAGCTTATAATTCGTACATTACGAACTATAATGCTAACATGGTTGCGAATGAAGCTTTCATTGATAGTGCAACTTTGCGTGAAAACGTAGTTGCATTAGCAAGGAATATTGGTTATGTACCTTCTTCAAGACGTTCTTCGACTGCAAATATTTCATTTATTGTTGATCTGGGTAATGGCACCACTAAGTCTAGTGTAACCCTCAAGGCGGGTCTTGTGGCCGTCGGAGACTTTGCAAATACCAACTATACCTTTTCAGTTCCAGAAGATGTAACAGCTCCTGTGGTTGATGGAATTGCTAATTTTCAACTCGATATCAAACAAGGAACATATTTGATCAAAGAGTTCATTGTTGATAATGCTCAAACTAACCAAAGATTTATTCTTCCAAACCCATTTATTGACACATCTACAATTAGGGTAAAGGTTAAGGATACTGCAAGTTCTTCTACCACAAAAACTTATAGTTTAATTGACAATATTGTTGGAATTACAACGACTTCTGAAAAATATTTGATCCAAGAAGTTCAAGATGAAAAATATGAGTTAATCTTTGGTGATGGAGTATTCGGTAAGAAATTATCAAGTGGTAATGTTGTTACCGCATCATATATTGTCTGTGATGGTCCTAATGGTAACGGTGTTGCCAACTTCGCATTTGCTGGAAAGTTGGTCAATAACGATGGTGGACTGGTTACCACTGGAATTTCTGACATTAGTACAAATCAACCATCAAGAAATGGATCTGAGATTGAAAGTATCAATACAATCAAGAATTTAGCTCCAAGAGTTTATGCATCTCAGTATAGAGCTGTGACTGCAAGTGATTATGAGGCTATCATTCCAACAATTTACTCAAATGCAGACACTGTAACTGCGTATGGTGGTGAAGATGCAAGCCCACCTCAGTTTGGAAAGGTCTTTATCTCAATCAAACCTAAAAACGGTCAATTTATCTCTGATTTTGACAAGAGACAAATTTTACAAAATCTAAAATCATACTCTGTTGCTGGAATTAAACCAGAGTTAATTGATCTGAAGTATTTGTTTGTAGAATTGAACAGTTCTGTTTATTATAATTCAAATACAACTAGTAGTGTTTCTGATCTAAGAACAAAAGTGGTCAATTCTTTGACTACTTATTCAAATTCTTCCGATCTTAATAAATTTGGTGGTAGATTTAAGTATAGTAGAGCTCAAAGAATTATTGATGATACTGATACTGCAATTACCTCCAATATCACAAAGGTTTTGATGCGTAGGGATCTTGAAGCCGATACTGCGAACTTTGCACAATATGAATTATGTTATGGAAATAAATTCCACGCTCGCAGAGAAGGTTTCTCAATTAAATCTACTGGATTTGTTGTAGATGGTATTAGAGGAACTCTCTATTTTGGTGATGCATGGGAAAGTCCTACAAGAGGTCGTCTTTTTGTCTTCCGTTTGTCCAGTGTTGGTGAGCCAGAAGTCGTTGTTCGAAACGCTGGAACAGTAAAATATGACGTTGGTGAAATCCTTATAGATACAATAAGGATTTTGTCAACAGTTAAGGCGAACAATGTGATTGAAATTCAGGCAATTCCTGAATCCAACGATGTTATTGGTTTGAAAGACCTTTACGTTCAACTTTCTGTTGGAAATAGTACCATTACCACAGTTGAAGATATTATTTCTACTGGTGCAGACACTGCAGGTACTAGATTCATTTCCACTTCTAGCTTCTCCAACGGAAATTATATCAGACAGTAATGATCGACACCGCTTCCAAGAAAGTCCAGATCAATCAGATCGTTAGAAGTCAATTACCTTCTTTTATTCAAGAAGAAAGTCCACTTTTCATTGATTTTCTAAAACAATACTACCTTTCGCAAGAATTTCAAGGTGGTCCGATTGATATCATTACTAATTTTAATGATTATCAAAAAGTTGAGACTTTTAGTGGAAATGATAACCTAATTGGGTTTACTACTTGCACGTCTGAAATTACATCTTACGATGCGACGATTAATGTAACGTCCACAGATGGATGGCCAGACAAATATGGTCTTTTGAAGATCGGTGATGAGATTATTACATATACTGGAATAACTACAAATTCATTTACTGGTTGTATTCGTGGATTTAGTGGTGTTGATAGTCTCCACAAATCAACACAACCAGAAAGTTTAGTATTTACCGAATCTGACGCTTCTGATCATGTTATTTCCTCAAGAGTTGATAACTTAAGCAATCTTTTTCTTCAAGAATTTTGGAAAAAGACAAAAACTCAATTCTTACCTGGATTTGAGGATCGTGCCCTTGATAATGCAGTAGACAAGGCTAATTTCTTACGTCAAGCTAAAGATTTTTACGCTTCAAAGGGAACTGATGAGGCAGTAAAAATTCTTTTCAACGTTCTCTTTAATGAGAGATCGGAAGTTATCAAACCTATAGAATTTTTGTTAGCTCCATCGGATGCCGACTATGTTGTTACTGAAGATCTAGTTGCTGAATTAATCAGTGGAAATCCTACCAATGTAATTGGACAAACACTGTATCAAACTGATAATAATGATGTATCTGCATCTATCTTTAATGTTCAGAGAACAGAAAGAAACAATAGAGAGTATTACACAATTAGTTTAAGTAAGGGATCTGAAAAAGGTAATTTCAGTGTAACTGGATCATCGTCCCTTATTGAAAATGTTGCAATTGGTGCTACAGTTGTAACTGTTGATTCTACCGTTGGATTTGCCAATAGTGGTTCAATTTATATTGGAGCTGGACAAACTGTTGGAATTGCAACTTATGACAGTAAGTCTTCCACTCAGTTCTTTGGTTTAACTGGAATTACCTCTGCTTATACAAATGGTGAATTTGTAAGAGGAAATAAAACAATCTTTGCTTATGAAAATGGTGATGTATCAAGACCAGTTTACTTTAGACTTACGTCAGTAGTTTCTGGTGCAGATATTTCAGAAATTGGATTTTTACGTTCTGGGGACAGAATTGGTGTAAAACAACTTGGTAATGTATCAGAAGCTTCAAACTATAGACTGAATACTTGGATACACAACCTTAAAACAAAAACAAAAGTTGCAAAGCAAGTTGACAATAATAGATCTTTAATTGATGTAAATAACAACGTAACTACCGCAAGCCCACATCTTCTGTATCTTGAAGATTCGGTAACTTTGGTTGATGAAAGTTCTGCAATTCCATCCAATGTTGAAGGAACTGTAGTTCAAGTCATTAATGATACTAAATTTAAGATTTCTATTTCTTCTGGTACGGTAGACACATCCAAAACTTATAGTGTTAGAAAGAATTTAAGTTTCGTTTCTAATAGTTTCCCAAATACTGAAAATCTTAGTAATTTTGTAGCTAATGTACAAAACAGTTACACCAATACTTCTCAAGACAAGTATTATGTAACAACAGGTTCTTTACCTAGTTATCCTGTTTACGCAACTAATAGAAGAAAAACATTTACATCGGCTAGTGTATCTGGAACCACCGTTGCAATTAATAATCATGGTTTCCAGAGTGGAGATTT